AATTTACCGACATACCCATCGCTACCAAAATACATACCTGTGCCACCGCTTACTTCAAAGCAATAAGCCTGTATGTTAATGAATCTTGCCCATGACTTAGTAATGGTGTGCATGACATATTGTTCTACGCCAGCAGTTACCGGAATGTTTAATATCAACATATTCTGCGAGGCAAAATAGTTAATCTGCCAGCCAAAATTATCACCATAATCTGTGGCAGCCTGGCTTACAGCAAAGTAAATCTTGTCGGTAAGGTTAACCCTAGGATCAAGTCGGCTTGACTGTAAGGCAGAAGCTAGGGGAACTAGACCATCTTGGGTTAATAGCAACAGATCGCCAGACCACTTAAAAAAGCATCTACGGCTAAAAACTTGACCTAATTGCCATACGCCTTTTAAAGCCCATGTTGTTGCATCTGTAGGGTCTGTGCCGTTATAAACAATAACTTCTCCCATGCTAGTAACAAAGACAGCATAGTCATCAGCGCCTTGTCCAGCATCTAAAGTCCATGTACCCATTGCTTGTAAGAAACCGCCATTACGAGCAATTCCACCAAAATCAAGCTGATTAGCAGCGCCAGAAATAGCATTTACACCCAAATACCATACTTTCATGGTGTTTTTCTGAGTGAAATATAGACGATTTTTAAACAGGTTTACGCTAACAAAAGTGGATGAATCTACGCCAGTTATGCCTGAAACGGTATAACTTCCAACAACTGTAGCGTTATTTGCTGGCGTTGTAGCCATTACATAGGTAAAAGTTGATGTTCCTGTTACCGTAATAACATAGCCACCATTAAAGTCACCAGGTGTTGCGCCTGAAACGGTGACATAGTTACCTGTTACTAAACCATGCGGAGAAGCGGTAGTTAAAGTCGCTGTTGTGCCACTTCTAGTAATTGAGCTAATTGTCTGTGCGGTAGAAGTTGTGGCTATTTTGAACCAAGCTGTACCGTTATAGACTAAAGTTGCATCTGAACCATTACAAGCAACTAAGAAATTACCAGCAGCGTTAGAAAAGTTGACATGCTGAAACTTAGCGTTTGTAGTTCCTGTAAAGGCTTCTGTAGCTGTTGAAGTATTGCAGTTGTATATCTTTGTACCAGCAGCAGCAAATAAGGTCTGTGAAGTCCTGCCAGCATAATTCATTAAACTATCTACTTCGCCAGAAATGCCTGTTGAATATTTGCTATAACCGCTTCTTAAGGTTACATCAGTAGGAGTCGGAAAGAAATTAACTAATTGAACGGCATCCGTTGGGGCCATTTGCGCCAATGAATCTCTAGCGTTCCAACCACCAATCGGGGAAGGAATAGAGGCAGTTTTAGCAGTAAATTTCTTTGCGACTGCCATTATGAACCATAACCAGTATCAGGAATATTGGCATAGCCGATCAAGACTTTGCTTGGATATGGCGCAAAAGACAGGGTTGCAGAACCTTTATCATTAGCCTTAGCAATAGATAAATAACGGAAATAGTCTTGTTGCAACGCAGTAGTATCAAATGATTTAATTTGGAAATACTTGAGTTTGGTATACAAGACCATTATTCGGTCATCAAAGAAAGTCGTGTCAGTATCAGCAGTAAAGCTGTTTTTAACTACATTGGTTGCTGATAATGCCCAGCCTTTAGAGCGATACTCAAAACCGAGATATTCGGTTGTGGTCATTGGAGGCCAGATTTGAAAGGTTGATCCTAGAATACGCCAACGAACCCTAGGGCCAGTTGAGATATAACCAGACTTTAACCATTGCCATTGTTGGGCATCTTCAGGGCCTAGCATTTCCCAATGCTTTGTTTTGTCCCATTGAGTACGATCAGTAATGGTTTCAAAGTCAGTCGGTAAAGGATAGATAGTTTGGCTAAAGTTAACCGTACCGCCAGAAGTCGTTGAAGAAGCTGTCTGGCTCATTGTGACTTGAGTTGCTGAATCTACTGTAGTTACATAAGTATCTTGATTAACTGCTGTACCGGTAATTGAGTATTGAGTTGTTAAACCAGTAGTTGAGGGTATACCCGTAATAACATACGAATTAGCCGTTGTATTGCCTGTTGTAGCTACATATTGAGTGTAAAAACGATACTCCTTCTCAAGCGCTTGCCAATCATATTCCTTGGTTAATTCATACCCAGAAGCGTTCATTAAGGCCAAAACCTGCTGAACATCTTGAGAAGTATTACCAACTACAAAAGTAGGAACAGATAGATTTAGCTCGCCAGTTACCTGTTGCACGAGTTGAAGCATCGTTGATGACATTTAGATTTCCTTTGCGACTCTTGGCTTACGGGGTTTTTTATCCGCAACTGCCGCAAGTATATTAGCCATTTGCTCTTGCATTTCGGCTAGTTTCGCATCAGTTTCAGCCTTGATTTTAGCATTTTCTTCCTTTAATTGGGCAAGTTCAGCATTTCTTTGATCAATTTCTGCTGAATCGGCTGCTAAATTAAGGAAGGCTTTGGCTTTATCTCTGAAATTATGGGGACTCATACCTGCAATCATGCCGATCCGTTGTAGTTGCTGATCTGACGAATTAGCAATAGATTCGACTGTATGAAACTTAAGTCCTTTAAGTTCTTCGGACTGTGACAGGCTGACTAAAGGCCATTCGCTTATTGGCGTACCTACAAAGTTTTGATCTGTGCCGACCTTGTTTTGATAGTTAGCCCATGCTTGGGGAAATCGTGCTTTATGCCCTTCGTTTACATAAGTGTCAATTTCTGTAAGATTATCTCCAGGTACTAAAATCCTAATAAAATCGAACTCTTTAAAGATTGGTCTACCTTGTGCAGCAGATTCATCTTGTATTTCAACTGCCCGTTTGTAAAATTTAACTGCTAAACGGGAATCTGGGTTTGAAACATCGCTTTCTAAAGCCATAGTAATACTCCTAAGTAGTTAGGGTTAAAAAGAAAAAAGGGCTACCCTTTTGAGATAGCCCCTTGTTTACAACATCTTCAATTTTTAGACTGAAGCCTTGCTGAACCAGCCATAATCACCTGAAGCCATAGCCGTAGTTGGACTTAAATAAGTACCAGCAGAGCCTGTAGCTACAAATGTTGAGGCGTTAATTGAACAAGTGGTGGTCGATGCTGTAATAGCAGCGCCAGCTTGTGCAAAAACATAACGCAGACCATCTGAGCCAAATGTTTCAGCTCCTAATGGGCCAAAAGTTGCAATACTTGTGCCAGCAGAATTTGAATTGGTTGCAGCTAAATTAACCAAATCAACACCAGCGATAGGGAGAACGGTAAATGCCATGATATATTCCTTTCTTATCTATGGATTAGTTAGTCAAAATGCCTTGGAGGAAACGATTGCTTGTGCAAAGATTTCCAGCCCAGCCATAAAGTTTAACGATTGCATCTTGGTTAATTGACTGACGCTCGCCACCGATAGGAACGAAATTACGCTCTTTGTGTGGGCGGAAGAAGATGTAATTAGTGTTCAAGAAGAACATTGTGTTAGCTGTAGCTTGTGAGCCATAACCACCACCTAATACGACATCAGCAGATGTACCGCCACCGTAGAACTTCAGGCTTGCAAAACCACTTGCGCCAGCTTCTTCAGAAGTAATACGCTGAATAGCTTGGAGAGCTTGAACATACAACGAGTAGAAGTTATTGTCAGCAACGATCAAGTCAGCTTTGTCAGTACCACGAACTAATTGAATAGCAGTCGAGGTCATCTTAGCTTGGATGTTAGCAGCAGTCAAAGCCGTACCAGTTGTAGCCACATTGCGCCAGAAAGTCCAGTTAGCAGCGTTGATACCACCGTAAGTACCAGTAGTAGGTGTGCTTGAAACAGCAGCAGCTAAACCAGTAATGTTCTTACCGCCATTGCCTGTACCATCAAGGTATAAGTCACCAGAAATACGGTTTAACAGACGAGCTTCAGAAACTTGCATACGACCATCTAACAGGTCGATGATTGCTTCTTTAGAGCTATTCTGTAACATTTCTAAGCCAGACATCGTTACTGAGTCAGCGTATTGCGTAATGCTGTACTGAGCAGCCGAGATTGGGCTATCAGGAGAAATGTTTAATACTTCATATCCGCTATACGAGTTAGCGTTATTAGTATTTGGATCGTTGTACATGATTTCTTGGAGGATTACATTACCACCAGAGAAAGGTTTGATATTGCCCTTTTGTTGCAGGCGTTGAAGAATTGCATTGTTTTGTGTTAAGTTATCAGCCAATTCACCGCTACGGCTTTGGATCGTAGTAGCGATAATATCGGTGATAGACGAATTAGCGAAAGCCATGATAAGTCCTTTATTAAATTAGT